CGGTCGAGCGGTATGATCGCCTCCGGCCCGCGCTCCGCTACCCGCACGATCTGTTCACGCGAGATGATACCGCCTGTTGCACAGCTCTGGAACTTTGCGCCGCTTCCTGTGCCCGATACAGATATCTCGAAATTGAATTTACCTTTCAATGCGCTTACGATACTGTCTGCCACATCATACAGCTTCCATGCCATATCCCGCATACCGGACGTAAGGCGGTTGATGATGCCGATACCGAGCCAATAAAAGGGGCCGTTTTCGCCTATCATGTCGCTCACTCTGTTCAGCGTATCCTGCATAGAGGATTCAAATTCTGTTTGCATCGCATCATTTGACGCTATTCCGGCACCGCCTGCTTCTTCTGCGCTGTATCCCACTTCATGCGTTTTAGCGTCCATTCCGGGCTTTGCAACACTAAGCGCATTTCCATAGGCATTCGCTAAAGCCCATGCCATATTTCCGCCACCTTCACCAAAGTCTGTTACCATCTGACTTACAATTGCCATAGAATCCTTGCTATAGTCACCGAGTGTTTCGATATATGCAAGCATATTGTTTTTCATAGATTCGTTACTCTGCAATTCTGCTTGCTGTCGCAGTTCTGCAAGGCCAGATTCATAATCTAAAACGGCTTGTGTATTGGAATTTAAATTGTCTATTCGTTCTTTCAAGGAAATCTGATCTTCGTAATTTATCGCGTCATTACTATTGGTCAGAATTTCTAAACGCTTTTGCTGTAGCTCTTGCTCTTTCTGGACAAGTTCCGTCAGCGAATTATATTGCTCTTCATTTTTGGCTTTATATGCGTCAAGCTGTTTAGTCTGCTCCTCATCTAAAGCCTGCCCATTCTCCTGCATACGGAGAAGTTGCAATGCTTGGGCTTCAGTTAGGTTTGAAACCGCCTCCGTGTTTTCGTTAATCGAATCCGTATCTTCTTCTCTCTTGCTCGCAAGATCAGATATCGTCAAGCCTTGTTCCGCCAAAAATTCATTAAATGTCTCCATTTCCGAAGCATTTGTTTTCATGGCTTCTTCTGTATCATAGTAAGCGTCTAATGCTTTCCGCGCAGACCCCGTAAGCGTATCCCAAAAGGTCACGTCTTCTTTTATTACCTTTAAATTGTTACGGGACTGAATCTCATATTCGGTTGCTTGTTTTATCAAATTTTGCCAGTATTCCAAATATGCAGATTCTTTCGCCGCCGTTTCCATCGCATCGATCGAATCATATATCGCATCTTTGTTTTCATTCAGCATCCCCGTGTTTTCATCGATGGTAGCGGTCGTCTGTCCCGTGATTTCATTCAGTCTCACGGTTGCATCTGCAAGCATCCTTTTTTCTTTCGTTGCATCTTGTTCTGAGGCTTCCATCTGTTTGACCTTATCATTTAACGCGAGCACTTCTCCGGCGTATTCTTTCGCAAGTTCAGACGTTACTGCTATTTCTGCTTGTGTATCACTGAACGCCTCTGCCGTCTCTTTGCTGGATTCTATAAGTGCGCTCGAATCATCAGCGATTTTATTCACCGCTTCGTTTGAATCACGAAGAGCGAACGCAAACGATATAATTGCGGTAACCGCCGCCGCAATTGCCCCGATAACGGTAGACAGGCTCGCCGTATTTATTTTTTTTATCGTGTTAATGATATTGCCTCCCGCTTTCTTGAACGTGCTATCGAATTTCTTGATTGATGTAACAATAGACCCGATGATTCCTGCAATCTTCCACGTCGCAAACCCCGCTGCTATGCTTCCTATTACCTTTATAATGACTTCACCGTTCTCAATGACAAACATTGCAAAATCCGCAAATGCTTTCGCCGCATCGCCCAAAAATTCACCAAATTTTTTTATGGAATCTTGTACTTTCGGGCTTGCGAGCTTTTCACTCAATGCCTGCCCTGTTGTTTCAAGCGCAGGTATCATTCCTTCGAGAAGCAGCGTTTTGATGTCAGTGAACGCCGTCATAACAGGCTGCATCGCCGCGCCTACTTTGGAGAGCGTTTCCGTGTATCGCGTCTGCGCCGTAGAATACGCGATCAAATCCGCATTCGCTTCTTTATACTGCGCGTTGAGGTCTGCCATGCCGTTTTTGGCGAGGATATCCACTGCATATTTCTGTTTTTCCGCAGAGGTCGTGCATTTCTGCAGCCCTGCGTTGAAGTCATCAAGATTTACGCCTAATCGCTCTAACAGCTCCCCATACTGCCCCGTCGCCTCTCCGGTCGCAAGCGTTTCCTGCAAGGAATCCGCAAGGGATTCTATTTTAAGCGTGTCCGGGAACGCTACGACAGCACCGGAAAGATTATTCACCGCGTCAGTCAGCGTTTCCCCCGTGAATCCCGCTTTCAAAAGATTAGACAAAGCCTCCACCGAGGAATCCGTTTCATCTGTAATTGCGACAAAATATTCCAGATCGTCAGTTACATCGCCTATGCCCGTGCCCGCCGCTTTTGCGTTCTGTTCGAGCTTTGACAGGTCGGAACGGAACTCCTTTGTTTCCTCTACCGCATCGGTCAGAAACGTTGCCGCGCTCCCGGCCCATTCTATAAGCCGAGACGCAAGGTTGCCAAGCATTGTGCCAAGAACCACACCGCCCGTGCTTAACGTCTTCATATCTTTCCCGCTTTTTTGCGCGGCGTCGCCCATCTCGTCAAAGGCTTTTCCGGTCTGCTTTGATTCATTTTCCGCTTGCTCTAATGCTTCATCAACCTGCTTTGCCTGCGATTCAAAATATTTAAGCGAATTTTGAGCACGGATCACATCGCGCTCCAATGCCCTGTATTGATCCGCCCCAATCTCGCCGCGTTCAAGCTGCGCCTTGGCCTGTTCCTGCGCCGTTGTTAGCTCTTTTAGCTTTATCCGTGTATTCGCAATAGAATCAGCTAACAGCTTCTGCTTTTGGGTTAACAACGTTGTGTTAGACGGATCGAGTTTTAGCAATCTATCTATAACGCGCAATTCAGAATCCAATTTTTTAGCTGTATCTGTTACTTCCTTAAGCCTTTTATTTAACGGTTGTACGTTTCCGTCTATTTCTACCGTTATCCCTTTGACCTTTTGTGCCATATCATAACCTCACAGATATTTATCGATGTCCTCTTGTGTTGCTATATATATCCTGTCCTTTTCGGGAGTAAATTCCGAAAGGGCGTCCTGCAACATTCCGATCGTCATAAATTCAAAATCCGCGACGGAAAAGCCTCTGCTGATAGCAGCCGCAATCAATCCTTGCGTCGTGAGCTTCCCGCCGCTTTTCTGTTTTTTATTTTTGTTGTAGAAATAAAGTTAGCCAAAATAAGCTCGTAGGCTTCCGCAAACACGTCCATGATGGGGAATGCATCAAACTGTTCAAGCCATTGCTCAAGCGGCGGTACGGAAGCGTCAGCGGCCTTTGCCATCGTCCAGATCACTTGAACGATCCCTACGCCGTCCAGATTGCTGATGCCGTCCAAATCAAATTTGGCGTTTCCCGCTTTGTCGAATTTCAGCATCTTCATCAAGTTGCCCTGCACTTCCATAATGTCACGCCCAAATTCACGACGATAGATGATGACCTGCATTGCGTTAGCTTTTAGCCTTACGTCTTTTTCTCCGATTTTTATTACCTTTTCCATTTCACACCTCTTGATTTTTTGTATAATAAAAGACACTCACGTTTGTGAGTGCCTCTATATTCTTTCTATTTTATTTCTTCACAATATTCTGGCCGTTTCGCTTCACAGGTGATTTATACGTCTTTTTATGTATCAATGCCGTCGCCGCGATAGCAGCGGCTACACCAATTACAATATACAGCCAAAACCATTCATTAAAAACAGAGCTGATAAAGTAAATCAGCAGTATCATCAGTAAGCATATAACGATGATTTGTATTAACGATTTCATAGAGCCTCCATCAAAATTCGTAATGTGTCCACATGCTTAATATCTTGACTGTCTTTTCGCTTTCATACACCTGATATACAAGCCTGTGCTTCGCGTTTATCCTTCTGGAATAAAATCCTTTCAACTCTCCCTGCAATTTTTCATATGGCGGCGGATTGCGAAACGGATTCTCCCGCAAGACATTCATAAGCTCTTTGATTTGCTTTTCAAGGTTCGCTGTCTTTATATTCTGAACGTGTTTTAATGATTTTTTGGAATATACGATCCGGTACATTACCATTCGACCTCATTTTCCGGCACGCATTCTTCAAGCGGTTCCGCCGCAGCAGCCTTGATTTCATCTACTAATCCCGGCACGGAATTTAAATACATCGTTTCCATCAGCCCGTTATAATCTTCCTCGCTTATCATGACCGCATTTCCATCTTTCGTGGTAATCTGCACAGGCTGATTATATTTAACTGTCTGTTCAAGCAAACTGAACATATTTTTTCTAAAATTTGTCGCATTCGTATTTAACATCCTGCTCGCCTCCTTTATATGTACATTATAATGTACATATTGGAATCTGTCAATCTATTTCATAAGAAGACCGCCCAGAAATGGGCGGTCTTGTTTGAGCTTATTATATCCCCACTGAATCTGCCCCATGAACAGCTTGCTCCTCTGTAAATCCTTCATATTCGAGCTGCTCAATCAGTCCTTGTCTTGAAAATGATGTAACATCGAGATAGCTTTCAGCCGATTTTTCCGCTTGTTCCATCCAGTCTGCGCCGCTGTTATCCGCTCCGTATGTTGCGTCTTCATTTGAAAACCCTTCATATTCTAATTGTTCAATTAGACCTTCCCTTGAAAACGCCATAAAGTCCAAATATTCTTTTGCCTTTCTGACCGCATTGCTCTGGCTTGTCGTTTCCGCTGCCGCATTATCCGTGCTGTTATCAGCGGAATTATCCTCTTCGCCCACGATGCTTACTCCGTTCAATTTCACGGTCTTTAAAAAATCCATATATTTTTCCGTGGAAGAGCCAAGCTCCCCTTTAACTGGCGCTAAATACATAATATGATACGTTGCAGTATCTGTATAAAATGAAACCATTGACATAAATGTACTTACGCCGTTCAATTCTCCAGCATAATCTATCCAATATCCATCTCCCTTTGCTCCGGGAACCGATAAATAATTCTCCTGCATCGTTGAGCCGGAATCAAATTCCTTTATCGCACCATCTGCATACGCCTTTAGAAGCGTTTTACGAACCGTATCATTCACTTCTTCGTCATCAAAAATATCCGTACCCTCCAATGGCATCATCTTAATTGAAACCATTCCGGTCTCATCAACAAAAAACGAATAATTATCATCTTCTATCGTCGGCTCCGAAATGCTACTAAAAACAAACGTAAGCTCTCCCAAGACCCCTTCCTGATTTACTACCCCTTCAACAGTTGGCTCTGGTGTCGGAGTAGGCGTAGGTGTAGGCGTTGCAGTTGGAGTAGGCGTTGCCGAAGCCTCCGCACTTTCACTCGGTTCTGCTTCTGGTGCGCCGCATCCCACGACCGCGACAGCCAGTAAAATACACAAAACGACACACAATAACCTTTTCATAACCCAAACCCTCCATTGGTATAAAATGGAGCGAACGCAAAAGGGCGTTTGCTCATTAGTTTTTTGCCGAAAAACCTAAGCGACATAACAAAAGCTATGTCCAAATAAGCAAGCGCCCTTGTGCAAACTCTTGCTATGTCACTTATTAGGTTTTTCGGCATCTTAAATATACCATTTCAGGTTTTGGCAGTCAATGTCTAAGCGCTCTTTGTTACGGTGATCGTGTATTCCTTAGACTGGCCGCCGTTCTCCACCGTTACCGTTACGGTGTTGGAGCCCTCCTGCCATGTGATCGCGGAGCCATTTGATACGGGCGCGTCATTCGCCATGATCGACACCGCAGCATTTGAATCGTTAGCCTGCGCGTTGATCGTGTTCGTCGCGTTCGTCGTTGTCGCCGTGTATGCGGTCGTTTCCGGCGCAAACGTCGGTTCAAGCGTCAAGGCCCCGAGTGACAGGCTTTTCAGCGTCACATCCGGCGTAAACTCCCCAGACGGAACATAAACCTTGCTGTACCAATTGTTGAATGTTTCCTCGTCGGTGTTCTGCGTAGTATGCGCTCTTACGATACCGTTTTCAGGGAGCGGGCTTACCGTAATGTTCATGGTAGAGGTCTGCGGCTCCGTCGTCTCTCCCTTGGTCGCCGCCGTATCGGAACCACGGCTTACCTGTACGTTATACAAGACGCGCCGCGCGGCCTTTTCGTCGCCCTCCACCTGATACAGGATCGCCACAGGCTTTGGATTCGTATTCGCGTTCTCGACCATTACCCCGTTTTCGTCCAGCGTATTCCCAAGCACGTTTGTCTGGAACCATTCATCAAACAGCGCCATTTCAATAGACCCGGTATAGCCCTGATTCGCCGAAGCCGTGTAGTACGTTATATTATCCGCATAAAACGGTGTGTCGCTGCCGTTCGGGTCGAGCGTCAGATTGACCGCGCCCGGGTGTTTATGCGGCGTACCAAATGTTACTTCTCCATCATCTCCAGTATTCAGCAGGGCAAACCATACGTTGCTCAAACCGAATTGTACTTTGTTAGCCATCGTATACCTCCTCGAATTCGTAGAATATAGAAAAGACCCCATCGTCTTCGATGAAGTCTTCGCTTGCTTTCTGCCACGTTATATTGTGGCTGTTCAATACGTCCGTTAATTTTTTTTCCGCTTCCGTGTCCTTACGTTCGGTGCAAAGCTCAATATCTCCGTATGCTATCTGCTTCCACACTTTGTTTTCCGCAAAGAAATTGTCTGTATACGGGATCGTCAGCGCTATATACGGAACGGACGGCGGGGCCTCTTTCGGGAAGTGGCCGTAGGCCACCGGGAACCCCGTTTCTTCCAGCATGGCGATCATTTCCTTTAAAGTCATTTCTGCACCGCCTTTTTCACACGCTTTACAAATTCCTTTTGCGCCCAAAGCTCGGCGGGCCGGATATGTACGCGGGGCGCTACCATTAATCCATTTCTGGTTAAATGGCCATGCTCCAAAAGGTGTGTAAGCTGATACCGTTTATTATGGATTTTCCAGCGCACTTCATTCGCATCTTCATACACCTTCTTTGCTTCCCAACCACGCTTGTATTTTCCGGTTTTTTTCGGCGACGCATTCCGTATTCGCTTTCTCGCTTCCTCAGCAATTTCAGCCGCGATCAATTTTACTTCTTCCGTTACTTCCTTTGCGTAAAAAGCGATCACTCCGTCTAATTGCTCATCGATCCGTTCTTTCGCCATGCTTTGCCTTCCTTTCGCAAGTAAGCTCTATCGTTTCATAGCTTGTCCTATAGGTACGGATGACGGAATACCGTTCCCCCAAAAACTCGACCTCTGTTTCCCCGTTGTACTCGAAACCATTTATTTCAAATACCTGTTCCGGGTTCAATCCTGCCTGCGCCGCGGAATAAAACTCGCTCCGCGTCACGCTTTTCAGGTCGCATAAAACGGTAGTCTGCATTTCTTTCGGGATATAGTTTCCGCTGTCATCCCGTGTCCATTCCGACGCGCCGATCAGCGTAAGTTCGTAATCATACACCGCTATCACCGCCGTTGTGGATCATAAGGTTATTGAGCCGGAAGCGCAGATTTTGCGGCATAGGGCCGTCCTCGCCCCTGCCACGGTAACGCCACGCGCAAAAGTCAACGACAAACTGCAAATGATAGGGGTCAGCCTCGTCCAAAGCTAACCCCTGTTCATTTTGCAGCTGCTTCACCACGCCGTTTATGATAGCCGTCAGATATTCGTCTCTCACATCCTGCGTGATGTTCAAATTGGCTTTTACCAAAGGCAGGGCGGTATCACCCCACGCCATTATTTCGACGCGGCCTTTGCCGCCATTCTTGCTGCCGCCGTCTTGGTAACGATCACGGTATAGTTCTGCTCATTGAGGCCGTTCTGCACGTTCACGAGCACCACATTTTCACCCGTATTCCACGTTGGCGTATCGCTTGCCACGCCCGCGCCGTTTACGTAGATTTTTACCGTAGCGCTCGGGTCCTTTGCGGTCGCTGTGATCTTTCCGCTCGCTTCTGTGGTAGAAGCCGTATAGCTCGTCACGTCCTCGTCAAACGCAGGCGCGAGCGTGGCAGAAGCGATCGACAGAGCGGACAGCGCCGCGGAACGGTTCGCAAAATCATACGCAAAATCCATTTCAGTCGTCGGGGCCTGCCCGTTGATGTTGATCGCAACAAACGCTTTCGGAATGACCGGAAGTCCGTCATAGCGCGCCGTCGCACGGAACACCGTGTTGTCTTGAATGAACTGTACGTGCTCGGACTGATCTACCACGATGCCCCGGCGTTCGCCAAGCAGATAGAGGTCGCCAAATCCGCCGATGATGTCTCCGTCCGGGATAAATTCAAGTACGACGATATCCCCGCCTACAACGGGCATCACGCCGTTTACACGGGCTACGATAGCGCCCGTCGCGTCGATCACGGTCGCGTTCGACATCATTTGGTTATACGTCACAGAGTTCATCGCCCAGAACATATTGCCGCGCGCGTAAGGCGTACGCGTCGCTCCAATGTCCTTAATGAGTTCTTGGAAGAACTCCGCGCCTGTTTTACCTGTCGCGATCTGCAGAATGTTGGTCGTATGCAGGTCTACCCACGCCGGGGCATTTACGGGGTAATCGCTCGGCTTCTGCGTCTGCGCAAGCCGCGTCACGATACCAAGCGGCATTTTTCCCGCCGCGCCTTTGCCGTATAAAATGGCTTTGTCAAGCGCAAATCCAACTGCCTGACCGAGCATCGTTACGATCTCCGCCGCCATATCAAGGTAGGAATCCTGCAGGATAGCGTTACATAATGCGACATATCCGCCCACCTTGTAGCCGTCGATCGTTACCTGATTGAACGCAAAGGAAAGCTCGTTCAGGTTTGCGCACATTTCCGTCCATACCGCTTCCGGTACAGTGCCCGCGATCGTCTGCCGCGCTTCCCCGCTGATCGAACGCAGCCGCACCCTGTTCACGAGCTTGGAATATTCAAATACGTTTTCACGGATCAGGTCGAGCATCACGACCGGGATCGTGAGGCCCGCGCCCGTGATCGCTCTTTTTTCCATAACGACCGTTTTGATCTGTTCTACAAAATCCCGCGTTTCCGGGGCGTTCAGTATCATTGCGCGGCGTTCTTCCGACACCCTGTAGAGCAGCCCGCGCTTTTCTGCAACTTTTTCCATTCCTCTGTTTTCCTCCTTTTTATCTTCCTGTTCTTTCGGTTGGTCGTCGCGTTCCAGATCGGCGATCTCCAATTCGATCTCTCCGATCTCCTTTTCCAATGCGGCGCGCGCTTCTTCGTTTTCGCGCTTTTCTTTTTCAAATTCCGCGATTGCTTCTTCCACGGCCGCCCGTTCCTCATCTGTTTTCGCCTCTTCGATAGACTGAGCAAGCTCGGCTTCGCGCTGCGAAAAATCAACGCTTTTCAGTTCATCAAAAAAGCCGCGCTTTTCGCGCAGCTTCTTATCGAGCATCAACATTCTCAATGCCATTTTTTAACCTCTCCTTTTGTTTTTCTTTCCACGCCTCAAGAGCGCGTTTTTTATGTTCCTCGATCTGCGCCATCCTTGCCGTTACCCCGGTGTCCGGGTAGGCCGGGAAGGTACAGACCGAAACCTCATACAACCGCACTTTTTTGATCTTGAAGTGCGCTGTTCCATCGTCGCGGTATTCCGAATCTTCGTCCAGAATGTCAAACCCGAACGAGCATTGCGTCACATCGCCCCGCTGTACCCTGTGGTAAAGGTTCATCGCGTCCGTATCAGCGACGTTGATCCTGATAGAACCGAAAAGCCCTATGTCGTCCGTTGCAAGCTCGAGTGTGCCCGCTTTGTTCCGCCCCAATACCAATGTCGTATCGTGGTTGATAAGCGCTCTTACGTCATCTACGAGCGCGCCGTCAAACGCCCCGCGGTCGATGGTCTCAAACACGCCATGATAAAGCTCTGTTTCCACATCGAACACGGCAAAGTGCCCCTCGATCACGGGATTTTGCTCGTCCCGCGTTTTCAGGACGCACGGCATCGTCCTGATCTGCCGTTCATTCCTGTGCTCCATTTTTCTCACCTCCATTCAGTTTGTTTTGTTCTCCGATCATTCCCTGCGGGATATAGTTCTCAAGGATCACCAGCTGATCCAATCCATCTCGCGGCGACATGCCGATCAAATCCCGTACCTCGTTTCCGGTTGCGATCCCGCGCGTATAGAGATTCATTCCCATGTTTGCGAGCGTGTCCAGCGAATAGCTGTACAAGCTCATGTAATTGAGCTTGAAATAATACGCCGGATCGATCAGCAGCTTGGAAGTCAATTCCTGCTGGATGATCGTTGCAATCGAGAGAATTTTTGTCTGGATAAAATTGTTGTATTCGTCCCGCTTGAAATCTCCCGCGCCCACAAAAAATGGCGGTACTCCGAAGATTCCCGCCACGGTCTTTTTGTCCAGCTGTACAGCGTCGTTGAGCGCAAGGTCCGCAAGGCTTAACGGCCTTACCTGATCGACCTTAATGAGCTCGTCCGGTATCACCCACGGCTTTGTACCGCCTCCCGTCTCCGAGATGTACTTTTTTAATATCTCCTCCCGGCCTGCTTCGCTTTCAAATTCTTCCGTCATACCGTTTACGGATATGATGACGGACGGCCTCCATTTATCTGTCATAAAGTCCGCTTTTGTTTTTGACGCCTGCCGGAGGTTGTTCACGATGTCCGACAGCGTGATCCTGTACCCCCGCCCCATATATGGGTAATCCGGGTCCGGGCTCAGCACAAAGTGAAGCACATCATCCGGGCTATAAATTCTTCCGCCATAGCTGACCGAATAATCGTCTATGCGTTGCATGATCGATGTCATGAACGGCTGCATCGGTTTCAGATTCGCGATATACGAATCACCGCCCGTTCTGCGTATCTTCGGAAGCACAAAAGCGTTTCCGTTCCCCTCAAGCAGCATTGTATGGACGATGTTATACAGCCAGTCCTTTTTCGTCATATTCGTGTACGGCTCTATATCCAGCTTTCGGGAAAGCCCGTTTTTTATCCTCACGTCTCCCTGTTCTGTGTTCCGCATCAAATAGATCGTCATATTTGATACAAGGTCGGATATGAGGTCAACGCATATTCTCACCTCCGGGTTGTCCACAAGCCGCGTGTAGCCCATACAAGCAAGGCTTTCAAAATCCGCAAGCCCGACTGTTACCTGCTTCGGCTCCGCTCTTGTCCTGAATTTACCCATGAATCTCTGCAATATTCCCATGCCTACTCTCCTTTTTTCAGCCATTGTTTTAGCTGCGCGCGCTGTTCCAGATTTTCCAGATATCTTACGCACGCAAAAACAGCGGCGTCGAATATATCGATCCGCTGCGTTGGCATCACTTTTTCGTACTGTATCATGTCGTCCGTTTTTTCGATCGCGTGGACGTTCTGCACGCAATATTCAAAGGCTTCCGAGTGCAGATAATACAGCTTTTTGTTTTTTGCTTTTTCCTCTATATGCCGGAAGCCCTGCGATTTTTTATAAAAATACTGCGGCTGATCTATCGTCTTGAAGTTGGCCTTTTTCATCCCGATAAAATACTCACGGCAAAATTTTCGGTCGTGTCCTATCTGCTTGATGCGAAAACCCTTTTTCCGCATATCCACAAACCATTTCACCACATCGGCATGATTGACCGTCGCGCTGTTGCACATATCCAGCCAGCCGTCGTCTTTCCACCCAAAGAGCGGGATGTTATCTTCTTCCGCTTTCAACCGTGCGGCCACGATTGGGAACCATGCGTGTGATATGATGATATCTACATCTTGATAGGTTCCGTATAACGCGGCTGCCGTGAGATCGTGCAGTTTTGAAAGGTCGGCGCCGCCGTACCATTCCACCGGAAGCTGCGCAAGCTCATCGAGCGTCCAGTTATATCCCACATCCGAGTTTCTGAATTCTTCGATATTGAAATACGCCTTTGTCGATGCCGTGTAAACGTTGAGCGACTTTGATAAAAAGTCTTTCCGCATCTGCGGGTCATTCAGCGCGATCATCGCGTCGTTCATGATATCATCCGGCCTTATACTCACGCCGTAAGCCGGATTCGCCATCTGCTGCACCCTCGCGCTCGTAAAATCTATATCCCCGTTTTCGTCCGCATCAGCTTCGCATAAAAAGACAAAGTATGAATCATTCTCTGCCGTTCCATCGAGTATCTTTTTGCAATACTGCAGCCGATTATAGCAAAAGGAGTTCATATCATCTCCGGCTGTCGTGATCCCGATCATCAGCTTGTTCGTATAGGCTTTCATCGCCTCCTTGATGATGTCGTACTGCTTCGCGTTCTTATATGCGTGCATCTCGTCCGCTATCGCAATATTACAGTTCAGCGAATCCTGCTTGTCCGGGTTCGCCGCAAGAGCCTGAATATATATGGAGCCGTTTTCAAATTCCCGTGAGATCGTGTGCTCCTGATTGTTGTCCAGAATGCGGAAGTTTTCCTCTTCCCCCATCTGGCGTACGTTGAACAGGATAAAATCAAAGCTTTCAAGCGCCTGCTTGAGCGCGGCGCCTACGATATAACATTTTGAGCCGCTCCGCATTTCCAAAAGCGATATAGCCCATGCAAGCGCGGCCGCAAAGCTCGTTTTTATGTTCTTACGCGGGATATATATAAAGGCTTCCTTGAACCGTCTGATATTCGTTCCGGCTTTGAAAAATCCAAGCAGATTAAAAATAATAAATTTATGGAACGGCTCCAATAAAAAAGGCTCACCGCGTAACGGTGAACCATCCAGCTTCTGCCCCTGCTTATGCACAAACGTCCTTTCGATTATCATGACGACTGTTTCCGCATCATGCAGCCGGAAATCATATTCTTCGTTTTCCAGATCGTCAAGAAATCTTTGACAGCACTTGACCCTATATTTATTTGCTATGATGCTTCCGTCCGCTACCCCCTTTGCGTATTCATACGCTTCCTTGAAGTTGCGTGATCTCAGCAAAGACTTTTTCAAGCTTGCTCCCTGCTTTCTTTTCTCCTGCGCTCTGCGTTTTCGGCGTGATACACAATCTGTCTGCATATGCGCCAATTTGCCGCCTTAATTCCTCCATTGTGGTTACCGCCGCCGTTTTTCTCACGCCTCCGGCTTTTGTTTTACACTCTGCGTTACAGCCGCCCTGTAAAAACTCTTCCCACGCGAGATTGTACTGCGCGACCATATCCGCATACAGATCGATGATCCCATCGAACTCCGGTTTATATACTCCGAGCCGCTTCATATCCTGCACGACAGATTCCCGCGCGGCGGTCTTATATTTGGTTATTTTCTCTATCTTGTCTTTTTTTGTCATAGATTTACCACAAGCCTGTCATTTAGCGCTCTATTGGAAATGTTTCCCTCTCCCCGGTATCCCGTGACCCCTCCGAAAAATCTAAATGAGGGGGGGCTACTCCTCGTCTACTCGTGTTTCGGTTTATCTCGAAAATTATTCTGTGTATAATTTACATATACATTCTTAACATTCCCATTAAAAACCACTCTTGGGAACGCAGATTCTATTTCTGCGACAGCTCTATCCAGTTTTTTCCTGTCTACGTCTACTTCTAATTTGACTGACTTATCCTTTTTGAACATTTAGATACTCTCCTTGTTTATTGATTGAATTATCCTTTTGCGTCTTAATAGTCTTTCCCCTGCCTCGCTCAGCTCCCGGCTGTTCCTTATGTGCATTCGCTCATGGCACTTCCGGCATAGCGATATAAGGTTGCGGCTGTTATACTGGAATCGTTCATATTCTCCTGCGCATTCATCTGCAGGCAGTATATGATGGACAGTAGTTGCTTCTGTGCTCTTGCCATACCGTTTACACTCTTGGCATAGATATTCATCACGCCGCAGCACTGCCGCCCTGACGTTCTTCCATCGAATTCCGTTGTAATTCACCATTTACGTAAAAGCAGACTAATTGCTGTTTTTTGTAATTCTTCGTCCGTTTGCTTTTCAAAATAGCCTTCACTAAACGGCATTATCCTATCTGGGCTTAACGGCATTCTAAATGCCCATGTAAATTTTCCGACCGCATACGGTTTATCTGCTCCATACCAGAAGTCATCAGTTACCGGAAAGAATCCAAGCTTTAGTAGAAATTCTCTTCTCTTTGTCGTCATTTGTATTCCCATATATGAAGCACCCCGTTCTTCCACTCAAACCGATAAATATCTCCGATGCGATAGCTCCCGCCTCGTGCCACAAACGCAATCGTCTTTCTTCGGTCTGCTCTTGAAACCGCGATTGCGGCGGTCAAATCTATATAATGCTCCGGGTTATACTTCTCTACTCTAAAATGTCGCATATCTTACTGAATGCCTCCATCAATCCCCTGCATATATCCGGTGTGAGTTCTAATGAAAAATATTCATCACAGTTTTCTATGATGAAATACTTTCCACTCTCTTCTCTTATCTTAAATATCCGCTCCTCTTCCAGTATTTGAAGCGCTTTTTTAGATAAGCATTTGTTCATTTCCCAATTTCTCTTTCCAAAACAAAAAGACCCCCGTAGGAGTCTTTTGTTGTTTTGCGCCCCGCAAGCATGCACAACGCGATCACTTTATATCGTTGCGGCTATACCGCCTTGTTTCAAGCCCGCTATTTATTCGTCGCTGCGGGCAAGCGGCAATCATTTAATCCTATTCCGCTCTAAAACCTACTTTTATCTGTGTAGGAAACCTACGGCTTGGTTTTTTCGGGTATCAGCCAGCTTGGGCACACGGCTATTCCCGTTGGCACTCGACGGCTTCCCAAATGCCGTCTGATTATAGCGGTATGCGCCTACCCGCTTTCACGTGACTTTCTCAATTCCCCGCGGGGAACTCGTTGCGGCTTTTTATAATTCTCCGACACTATCATCCTATCATAAAAAATCACCGATTACCGCCGAATAATCGCCGAAATTTTATTTAGGGCCGATCTTTTTATATCTCCCGCCCTGCTTTCGCTATACCCCATCTTTGCCGCCGTCTGTGAGGCCCGCAGCCCATCAAAGTATCTATACTGGATGTATTCACGTTCCGCCTCGGTAAGTCCCGCATTATTTACGATACGCATGATATCATCCGAAAGATAGTAGAGGTTTACGATCTCTTTTCGGATCGCGTCTATCCTTGCACCATATACATCGACCATTTTTTGCACAGCAACAAACACAGGATCGGAAGTAAGGCCGCCCATCACCCGGACGGCATCAAGATTTTGGCCGCGCAGCATACGTTCCGCCAGCGCGTCCTTTTTATCCATAAGCTCCGCGATCTGCTTCTCCTGTTCTTCTATTCGTCTTTTGTATTCCGAGTACTGATATAACTTGATTTCAACAGCTTCCACAATTCGCCCTCCCTTAGGATATGATTAAAAAATTTCTTGAATACCTCAATGGCTAATTCCTTATTATTTGAATTTTTTGCTTCTTCTAAAAATTCCTCAATGTTTTTATTTTTCAGAGTTTTATTCAAATTTATAATTGTATAATACTCTTCGTCATACGCAGAAAAATAGGGCTTTGTTGCAATGTATTTTTTGAATGGATTTTCTTCGGCTAATTTCTCTATATATTTTTTTATTTCTTCTTTCGGGTAGTAAAATAAAACAACTTCAAAATTAAATCTATAATTTTCATCTATTGAAAATATAACATCCATATCTCTGTTTGTTTTTTGCTCCTGCAAGTCTTTAAATTTTATTGTCATGTAACCTCTCTCCCATTCGTTTCTTCCAGTTTAGCGATCTGCCGCGTGAGCCGCGCATGCTCCTGCTTTAATCTTCTATATCTCACAAAGTCATTGATCGTTACTTCCAAATCCGCCCCTCCTGTGGTATACTATATTCAGCGAATATCAGAACACAGATTGGGCGGCTCTATGCCGCTCTTTCTGTTTTGCCACTTCTATGACCTTATCTGTTGTGTCATATTTTTGGCAGCATCAGAAACACGATCCGCCGCAGTTCTTAATTTTGCAAGATATTTGCATACTCCAAATATAAATATATATGAAAGCCGAAAGACAGGATCATTCCATATCGAATCATATGATCGTTTCGCACATATATCCTGTACGCTTTTTGCAATTTCGTTTGCCTGATTCCGTTGATACCCATTTGCCATAAGTAACCTTATAAATCGTTTTCTTCTCATTCCCTATTCACTTTCTTGTTTTTGTATACGGTTCATCACGAGTTCCCATATCATTCCTCCGCAGGACGCATAAGCCATTCGAGCGCGCATTTTTCGCACATCTCTTTTAATATGGTTGCCTGATATGCTGACTGTATTGTTTTTTCACAATTGTCAAATTTACAGAACTCATATCTCACCCCATCTGTGCACATCATTTCCGCCGCCTTTTCCGGCGTAGAAAAAAACCGCTCATAGTTTGTTTCCCTGTGGCCTTTCGCGCCTTTGGCGCGGGTATCGTCTCTGGTCATAGTGTTTACCTCCTCGCCTTATACGCCATAGCTGCAACCTGTATGCACTCGCAGGCGGCGTTTAGGGCATGTTTCTCAATATTCTTTAACGCGTCATTTCGATACTCCGCCTCGTTCCATTTTACATACATCCAAAACTGATCCATCGCCGCATTAAATCCGTCAATATCAAAATCCGCTTCTTCCGCTTCCTCCAAAATCACCGCATACGCCTCATGCGGGCTGTGGAAGCTATCCCCGAATTTCTCCGCCGCTCTTTCATATTCCTCGCGCATCAGCGCACGTGCCGCTTCTTTCAGTTCTTTCATTTCGTTCCTCTCCTTTTTACTCATACCGTCCACCGCAGCTGTTCATCTTTTACCGTCAGCATCTCATCCTTTGCCCTACGGTAAAAATCACGGGATATTTCAAAGCCATATCCATTGCGGCCAAGCTCCATACACGCCCGAAGTGTGCTCCCGCTCCCGGCGCATGGGTCAATTACAACATCTCCTTCATCTGTGAAAATCGAAATCAGCCTTTTCAGCACATTTACAGGCTTTTGTGCCGGGTGTATCTTCGGATATTCCTTTGCGCTGTCCCGCTTCCACTCGAACCAGTTAAAAATCATCTTTCCGTCATTTCTGAACTTCGGTAATCTGTCTCGATATAATACGAGCGCATATTCTACCGCTCCGCAAATCCGCATGTTCGCTTTTAACACCTGCGGAGAATAATTCTTGCAGAAGATCAGCGGCATACTGTGAACAAATCCATGCTTATCCGCATACTTCTGTACGGTATGGAGCTGCTCAAACGAGCAGAACACGATCATGCACGGCGCGTCCGACGACCGCCCCCGCGCACCGCCTTTCTTCGGTTCCTTTTTCAAAAGCCTGTTGCAAAAATGGAAATACTCCGCAATGTTGAAGTTGAAATCACTGTAAAAAGCAGCTTTCCCCGCTAATTTGCTTTCTCCGTTTTTACTGTTCCCTCCTTTATACCACATTGGATTCGACCCGTAAAAATTGTTCCCGATATTGTAAGGGATATCCGCAATCACAAGCTGCGCTTTCGGTATGTTGTACCGCTTAAAATTCTGGAAGTTGTCGTTATATAGCTCTATTTTCATCCTATCACCCCGCTCCTCTCGCGATCAGTGTCAGCACCATCAGGGCAAGGATCGCTGCGCCGATTATTTTCAGTACTGTTTTTGTTTTGCGTGTCATTCCTGCTCCTCCATTTCCGCTAGCGCTGCCTCGGCTGCTTCGCGCGTGAGAAAGACTGTTTTTCCTATACTCGAAGTGGTGTAGCGCGTTCCATTTGCTATGAATGCAGTCTGTAGTTTCCCACGCACAATTTTTTTTGATATTTCTGTAACAATTATTTTTCTCGGCTTCATATTAGATGGGGTTCGCATATAATAACGGCCCTCTATGTACCACACCGTATCCCCTACACTTGGAAATTCATTTGCCTCGTCTGCCTGCTTAAGCTCCGCAAATTCTTTTTCCATATTTTTTATGGATTTTATTGCAAAATCTAAATGTTTCCTAATGGATTCGTTGTTTAAAATATTTAAGTTTTCGTACACAAATACTAAATTTTCTATCACAGAAATAGTATCATTGTTCAATTCATCATTTGATTTCATTCTCCATCGCCTCCGTCCATCTCCGTGCTCACCTGCACCTCGTCCACTTCTTTTTCTTCCCATTGACCCTGTCCATGCCGCCGTCGCCGCCGCCCTGTACATAGTGCGTATAACAGCAGAACCACTTGCTTTTTCCCTCAATCTTGTACGCCCAGTCTGCCGTCGCATAGAATATCCTTCCGCACACTACGCATTTCTTCATGTATTTTTTTGTCGTGTAGTATTTCGCGGTATTGTCCTCTAAATCCGGAATAACCGCCATTTCAGCGGCGTTCCCCGCCATTTCACTGTCTGTCATCTCGTCTCCACTAAAATCTGATCCGGCTCAAGCGTCACGATCACGCCCTCGCCCTCTCCATAGACAAATTCGTCTGTAAAGCCTGTGATCCAACGGTTGTTGTCGTTTGGCAGTACACCTTTCTTTTGCAAAGCGTCCAGAATGAATTTCTTTGCGAAACAGACATTGTCTTTGTCGCGCCTGTAGTTTGGTTCAAGCCATACAAACGTTACATGGACAGGCTCTGTTACTCTTCCTTTCACGCACAGCGCTATATCCCGCTCCGTATATCTCTTGATCGCTGCCGCATGATACTTGTTCCCTTTGCAGGCCTTAATATATTCATTCAGCCCCGGAAGCCGGAACGGTATTTCAAATTCCATTTGCTAATTTCTCCATGTCCGCAAGCGCGGCCCTCCTCTGTTTCTCTTTATCCTCTGCCGTATAGCTCCGCTCCGCCGTGTCCTTTGGCTTTCCCCGCACACGGTTTTTAAACTCTGTAAGCGCGGCTTTCGCCTTGCCTTGCGTCTTAACGCCCTTTTCAAGCCATGAAGAAAGTACGGCCTTTGTATACTTCCAGTTTTTTGCTCCTGCATCAACGGATTCTTTCAAAGCCATGACGATAACAGCGTCCTCCATGTCGTCGTCCCGAATGAAAGATTCGGCCTCTTTCACGATGGACGGGGTAATGGCCCCAATATTATCTTCATAAAACCGGATATATTCCCGCTGTGGCTGCTCCCCGCGCGCACGCGCGCTTATATCTGCGTCAGCAGATATATCACTATCACTACCACATTCACTATCGGCTTTTTTGGGTTTTGGAAAACCCGCTGGGTTTTTTGGGTTTTCTTGGGTTTTTTCGGTTTTCGGCCTCCCGCCCTTGCTGCCGTTTGCCTTGTTGCGGTCAACTGCCTTTTGGTAATTCTCGTATGCCTTGTCGAGATCGTCCTTGATAAAGTAAAATGCGTCCTCGATCGATTCATTAAGCTCTGGAATGATCCGCGTCTGCTCGTATTCAAAAATTGCCATTAGAAGCATATATCCGCGTTTTTCTCCGAGGCGTCGAAAATGTTTCTCGTATTTAGTTTGCATAATAAAGCTGTCTTTCATTGTATCCCTCAATTATCAAACCAAAATATTATTCGAATTTTATCATCCATACTGTTATCGTCGCGTTCCTTATCAAAAATCCAAAAAACCTCTCTTTTTCGTTCATCAAGATTTTCTATAAGGCTGTCAAAGCAATTGCATTTATCTTCCCATTTAAGCCATTCATAATTTTCTTTATTACTTACTCCTTGAGCCCATGCAGTAGGTAGAGTTCCATTTTCCTTAAAATTTTTCGCTTCTTCTTTAGCAACATACCCTTGTCTTTTTGTAGTGAGTGTTTTTCGTGATAATTTCTTAAGCTCCGCTAAAGTACACCATCCGGGAGTATGTGCATCATACTCCCACCAGTCAAATTCTCTTTTAACAGCCTCGCTAACATTCTCGGGTAATCCTCGATCAAATCCAGCACTTTCTACCTCTCCATAATTTCTAACGTTAGCAATGTATGCAAATAATTCATAATTTCTACCGGAATATACTGATTTATGCGAATATTCTGGCTCATAATCTTCTCCAAAATAAGGATTCAGCCTCCAATCATCAACATTCCACCATTTTTCTTTACCATTAACAGTAATATTTGCTTCTGTATAAATATGTATATCGCAGCCCATAATTCTATCCTTTCTTTAATCTATCCGCGCCCCACGAAAAATTGGAGGTGATGGCAATGTGAGGCGCGGACTTCGCTTTGTTATTGTCCGTCTTTCCGGGCTGTCAGCCTTGACTTTCAGCGCTGCTTGGGCATTTGGCTCGCCCACTATTACCGGGGCGCTTTCCGGGGGGGATCGTTCAGGAGCTCCTACCCCATCCGACTATCCGTATAGGCTCCACGGAGAATTTGTATAACAGGCTTGCGCCGTATTATCTAAAACGGTAATTCCACGTCTTCAGCCAGTTGGAAGTCCGACAACTCCTCCGCGAACAGATCGTCCACGCTCGGCTGCTGCTGTGCGTCCTGCGACTTGTACCTGCGGTTTACCGCGACCGTGAAGCTCGTCACGGAAACGCCGTTTGGCGTCGTCCTCATCTCCGGGTCTCTCGTTAAATTTCCAACCAATATCGCTTTATTCATATATGCTCTCTCGCTTTCTGTAAATTCCTACGGCGCTGTTTCAATCCGTTCTCCGGTAAATCCATAGGAACCGTATCAAAATGCTCCAGTGCCTTGTTCAGCCTGTATTCTTTCTTTCCAAACTTACATTTATACGACCGTATGATCGCAAGATACGCTTCCAGTTCCCGCCGTGTTTCCGGGCGGAAGTATCCGCTCCGCAAATTGCACACCGGATGATCGGCGTAAATAAGCCTTTCAAAAACCTCGCGAAGCAGCCTCCCATCAAGCGGATAGCCGAGCTCTGCGCATAGGTCGCGGAGCTTAACCGCATTCTTTTGCCCTATCGGTATCGCGTCATATACTCTTGCTTCCTCTGCCGTCATTGCTATGCCCCCAGATTCTTTTTGGTAAGCCCGTAAACTTTGCCGATCTCTACCGTAAGCGGGATTCCGACAAGATGATATTTTTCCAAAAACGCATCCCGCGGCGTACTTTCCGCTTCCGCATGGTAGATTCGATGAAGCGGGAGCACCCTCATGCCAAGCTGAAAGATCGTGTCCCTGTTACGCCCCATTCCTATTTTGTCTACATGGTGGAGGTCAACGGGTTTTCTGCCGCACACAGCACAACGTTTGTGCATCAGGCAGGAATATACATATTTCTCTATATCGTCGCAGAGCGATACGAGCGGAACCTTGACGGGTATATCGTGCTCAAGAATGAAATCCACAAGGTAGGTTATAAATTCCCGCGCCGTGGTGATGTCGCAATCCGCAAGGCTAAATATGTTTTTCTCCAAGCCCTCAAGCCTGTTTACGATAAACTCCATTTTCATAAGCCGCTTCACATAGTCCGGCAGGTCTCCGCACCACTCCGCGATCTCTCCGATCAGCGCGTGCGCTTTCTTCCGCTGCTCCGGCGTTATCCTGCGTCCGTCGGCAAGGCCGATCTCGACCTCGCCATACTGCCGCAGCGTCATACGGTCATAATTCGTGTACGGGGCTTCGATGCGCAGCACCCCGGCCCGCTCGTCATATCCGGTTATCTTGCCGTTGATGATCTCCATCAGGAAACCTCCCATTTTTCAAGCATGTACTTAGGTATTCAAGTCTATCCAAATATCTTTCAATAAACGCATCGTCTCTTTCTATCGGATGCCGCCCTATCCGCTGTATATCGATTGGATTAAAGAAATTAGTATAGTCATCAGGTAACAGCCGATAGGATACGATCTCACATGCCTTGCCTGCCGCAAACATTTCTACTTGGCATTGCTGCCAATATGATTTAGATATAACGAATGTTTCCGCACTATGCGTTTTAACCTCGTGTATCATTCTTTTTGTTTCGCCGTCGAGATTAACACGGAGCCGCAGCCGCCTGATCCTGATTTGTCTGTCCATTTGCTTAACGCCAATCGCCTTAAGGATCGGGTGTTCATAATAAGTTCCGGCAAGCATCGCTCGATTTACAAATGTACTTCGCACAAAACCGAGCTTTTCCGCCCAAAATCGGGCGAATGTTTTTGTATTCCAGTTCCCCATGATCATGGAAGTGTCGGAGGCTCCAAACCACCCGGAACGGTCTTGCGATGCGATCATAGTTTTTTCAGCGCCTTTTCAAATCCTGCAATGCGGCCAAAACTCTTCATAAGATCGTCAAACTGTCTTTGGTTCAGTCCCAACCCGGATAAAAGGTCTTTTTGCGTCATTCCGTTCTGAAGCTTTATTGTGATCAACTCCTCAACGCGCTTTTTGATCGCTGAAATACTGTGGATGCTCAAATCATCAGACGGCGCGCTTGTGTCATCGTCACCATGCTTTACCCAAAGGTCAAATCCAAGACCTGTATAGATCGCAACGCCTTTTACAAACGCGCGCGCATGAGCGTTCGCAATTCGTAGTTGGTTAAGCGTATCATCGTAGACTACAAGATTCCCATTCATAAGCGGCGCGTCCATGAAATATTCCTGATCGTCGATCACAATTTTCACCGAGACAAAATAACATCCTGTTTTTCTTCCGTCTTTATTGGAAACCTCGCGGCTCTCGAAAAGGTAGCTACCGCTTTCTGCTTTTCGTGGGATAAAGTATGCTTTTTCCGCGCCGTTCTCATGCAGCAGATCTACACATTTTGCCCAGTTAAGATAAGGGATATCTATTACTTTTCCTTTGTCGTCTTTTCCCTCTTTGACTTCGCAAAACGGAAGAACGTCTATCTTCCGCATTTCATTATATGGTTTAAGCATGTTTTCCCTCCCGATTTTCTATTTCCGACAGGCAAGCTTCAATCTTGCAGTCATAAAATTTGAGCAGGTCTGCTTTATCTTCTTCCGGCAGGCATTCAAGAGCTTTGATATCCTCCCGCTCGTTTTGGAGCATTTCAAGCCGTTCCTCTAAACGCTCGAGCTCAGGGCTGTAAGGCCCCGGATATTCTTCTCCCGTACCCATATAGTTCTGGATATATGGCGCGTCCGCAATGTGCATCATGAGAACGTCACCCGCTTCCACATCTTAAGCTCACCCGGCTTTTCCTCGAAGATATCTGCTCCGACTAATTTTTTATTTTTATAGGTTGGGAACGCGATCTTGTTATCCCACACGACACGCTGCGCGCCGTTCAAAAGCTGCTGCTTGATCTCTCTGATATGCATCGTCAGTCCTCCCTTATTCTGATCCGCTCTGGTGATACGCCTTTCCAATCCGCGATCTCTTTGACCGTTATTTCTATAGGCTCTTCCTCGCGTTTCCAAATAGGTGCAGCGCAACGGAGTGGTTTCAAAATCGAGCTAGTGACGGGTACATCATATACTTTTGCAATGTCATATTTGCTATGGTCAGCATGTTTGAGTTCATCGTCGTAATCGCTGCCGCACAGGAATCCTCCCTCAAAATTTGCTAATATAAATTGCTGTTTTCCGTAGACCTTCGTATCGATGTTTTCCAAAACCATATATAGCCTACCTGCATTAGTGCGCACCTGCATACCCGTCTTTAAATCTGACTTCCCGAACGGCGCATGCTCTATTAGTTCGAAATATTTAGATTCGACGATATATAATTCGCCTATTTCATCC